TCACCAAGTTCAGTGCCTTCACCACGATTTTTAAATTTTAAACCTGGTTTTAGAATTGATTCTTTTTTCTTTGGTTGTTGTTTTGGCTCATCTTGTGTAATTGTTTTCTTTTTACTACCTAATCTCTGAGGTTTTGGTTTTGCTTTTTCTTGCTCTATTTGAGCACCAGTAGCACCCTCGTCTACTATAGGTGCTTCTGTGTTTATCATAGATTGATCTACAGGTACGTTTTTACCTGCCATTTGCATAATAGCTATGCTAGATGCATTGTTTACTTGTCTCATTTGTTCAAGCGTAAGATTATCTATTTGATCTTTTATTTCTAATCTAGCCTCTTCAGTAAGTTCAGGATTATTCAGTAAAGTTGTAAGCCTAAATACTTCACTAGATGTATTTGAACTTAGCTGATCTAATACATTTGTTATTTGCCTAAAGTTCATAGGGTTTTTAAATTGTAATGCTGCAAACGGATCTATTTGATTTTCATATAATTTTCTTTCCATAAACTCTGCTCTAGCCTTAGGGTCATTTGGATGATAGAATCTAGCATTTGCAACTATTAAACTAGTTTTTTGAAAGGCTAATGCATCTCTACCTTCTTTTGTATCAGGGTAGTATCCAAGGATACCATATGCTTTTGCAGATAATGGTGCAATCGTCATAGCTTTACTAAATAATACTTCTGGGCTTTCTACTTTTGCTTCTGCTTTTTCTATGTTGTGTGATAGTTTATCAACATTTGGCATTTTACTTATAGCTGATAATCTTGCAGAATGTTTTTCTTTTTCTTGATTAAATAAATCTTGTGCAGGAATATATGGATTATTTATTTCAATTTCTTTACCCATGTCCCTAGCTAAGTATTTAGCAACATCCCTTGATACTAATTTATAATCTTTTTGTTCAAATATACTTCTTTGATTATTAAATATACTACCGACTAATCTATCTGCTATTTGATCTATAGTTAATTCACCTGCTACTAAACCAAGCTCAGCTGCATTATTTACAAAATCTTTAGTTAATTGTTCTCTATTTTTAAAAGCTAACTCTGTTAGTTTAAATGCCTCATTTTCTTTATCTAGAGCATTTTGTGCTACTACTGCATTAGTTTGAGCATCTTGTCTAGCTATGTTATCTGCTTCATCTAATACACCTTGTAAAAGAGCTCCACCACTACTTGTTGCAATATCTGTAAATATTCCCATACTATTCTCCTCTAGCCATTAAACCTTGTATATCTATATCTTTTTTATCAGGCATAGGCATATCTGGTTCTTTTAAATTTTTATCCATTTTCATATCGTATTTACTTTCTGCTATATCTTGGAAGAACTTACTATCACCTGCATCACCTAAGTTAATTCTAGCAGGTATCTCTGCAAGTTTAGCTTCTCCAGCTATCATCATAGCAACTATAGGTTCTAATAATTTAGCAACATCTACAGTATACTTACCTTCAATAAATCCTGTAAATGTTATTATTTTAACTAGTGCTTCAATAGGTATACCCATTCTAAGTAGAGTAAACATTCTAGCCATATTACCTTCATCCATTAATCTTTCATATACAAAATCTGTTGCTTCTTCTACTGATGCAAATTGTGGTGGATGTTCCCAAGGATAATTACCTGGTTCATCTGTTAAAGATTGTCCAGGAATTGGTGCATCAAATCTATTAAATTCTGGTTCCGTATAGTTTGATGTTTCTCCTGCTTGTTCTTGTTTAAATTGTTCTACTAGTTTAGCTAAATCCATTTTATGTTATCCCTTTGCTATTGATTTAAATCCTGCTTTTTTATTATATAAATATCTTACTGTATTTTGTAACTGTGCATACTTATAAAAAGTTGCCTCTGGTATATCACTAAATCTAGGTGTCCCTGCAGATGATCTTCCTATATCAGTTCTAACCCTACCTGAAAAATTCATTCTAGGTGGTACTAAAGGAGAACCTTTATCATCGCCACCACCACCAAAAAATTTAGCTGCATCCATTGCTTTAGTTACAACTTTTACACCATCTAATATACTACCTATGTCAAATTTCATTATGTTTCTTCTCCTAATTCACCAATAAGTCTTAAACCAAATCTACCTAGTGATGATAGTAAATTTTGTGTCTTAGCTTCATCTAATAAATCTAACTCTGTACTTCTTTCTAATGCAGCTATAGCTAAATTGTGTGCTCTATTTTGTGTATTTTCTGATGAAGTATTAACCCATGCAGCTTCATCTCTCCACTGTTGCCACAGTGCTGACATTGCAAAGTTAGATAGGTTTAAAAGGTTTTGTGCGTTTAATTGGTTTGTTGCGTTTGTAATTGTTGTGTTAGCTGTATTTAAAGTTCTTCTCCATTCAACATTAGACTGATCTATTACTCTTTGATTCTGTTGATTGAATTGTTGTCTTTGATTTTCTACTTGTGCATTAAACTGATTTAATACTTGTGCTCTATCAGCGTTTGCTTTCTCTACAGCTATTTGGCTACCAGCATTTAAACCAGATATTTTATTACCTTCTACCACACCAAATTGATTCATAGCATCTGCTCTTGCAGCATTCTGTAAATTTATTTGTTGTGATAAATTAGAATAAAATTGATCTACTTGATTTTGACTAGTAGCATTAAATTGTCTTGCTGCATTATTAGCAGCTTGATCTGATAATAAAAATGCTTGTCTAACATTTAAATTTTGTAAACTTGTTTGTTGTCTATTGGACAGATTAGCCATGTCCATTTGAAAATAACTATTAGCATTTGTTATATTTGCCTGTTGCCTATTATTAAGATTCTGAAATATCATATCTTTATAGGTCTGAGCATCTGCTTGTGCTATAGGTATAGAAGCAGTTAATAAACCATCTGCTAATGCTTCAGCCATCATAGAACTAGAACTTAGTCCTCTTTCTGCCATAGCTGTTTGTGTAGCTTTTGCAACACCTCTTAGATATGCTGGTAATGCAGAACCAGTTTGTAAAGATGTTTGTATATCTTGATTAATATTTTCTAGCTGCCCTTTGATTGTAGCTTGTGGATCAATAGTTCCTGTTGCAGCCACTGCAGGTGCAGTTAATCCTGTCATCTGTGCAGCTGTCATAGTAGGAGTTTGTCCTGCTACTGTTGCAGCTGTTATAGATCCTGGTGTTGCCGCAGTTTGCTGTGCAGCCATTGTAGCACTAGGAACTGTAGCTGCTGTTACTGTTGGCACAGTTCCAGGTGTAGGTGTAGCTGCTGCTACTGTACCTTGTACCCCAGGAGTTGCCATAGCCTCACCAGTTTGCACTTGTTGCAACTGAGGTGTTACCATAGCACCAGTTGGTAAAGTAGGTGTATTTAATAAAGTATCAATTACAGATATAACTTTACGACCACCAGCTTGCTCGACTGTTGTTGGTTGTAATGCACCTTCTGGCAATGTTGTAGTATTAGGTGCGTCTGTTGGTCCGTTGGCCATTCTTATCTCCCCTGTCTATTATATTTTTTGTATCTACGTTTTTCGTCTTTGTTTTTTGATTTTTTGTGTACCCGTGGTCGTTTTTTAGGCTTTGGTCTTTCAACGTATGCCTTAAACTTTTTAGCCATTATGGTTTAGTTGGCCACGTAGCGTTTTCACATTTCTCTACAGTATCTTTACCTGCAGGAAAATCTCTTAATTCCTGTCTGTATGTTTTCATGTCGTCTGACATAGTAACATCAGATAAAGCATAGTAATCAGTCTCAGCAAGAAGTTTATTTCTTTTAGCTCTAAGATTAGCTAAAGCTCTAGCAGGGGCTGCATCTGCCCATGCTTGTTCTTCAGCATCTCTAGCTGCTTCTTCTTCAGCTGTAAACTGTACTCTGTTACCGTTTATATTATGATATCTTGGCATTGTATTTTTCTCCTTAATTAATTCCGTATAGGCAAATATCTCCAGCGTCTATGTTGCTTGATGTCATTTTAAATTGAACAGCATCTACCGCACTTGTAGTATTTCCATATCCAGCAATAAAATTACTTGTCGAATAAGTAGACGAATAATTAAGTGTTTCACTGATAAAATGTTTAACAAAAGTCGTGCTACTAGGATTAAATAAGTGAAGTGTTCCACATAAATGTTCGTCAGCATTTGTAGCAATTGGAAAAGTTACCTCTGTTGTTAATTGTTGAAATGCTGTGCTTTGTGCTAAATCAGATGAAGTAGAATAAGATAAAGTCGTATCACTATTACCTTCATCATGTCTGGAATGAAAAGCTGAACTTGTTTTAGTTACATTGTAATTACTTCCAGAGTCTGTAGAAAAATTAAATAAAAAATGTTCATTTCCACTTGGATTTGGATGTATATTTTTAAAAGTAAATAAATATTCTTTATAAGTAGAATCTAATACTACATCTGATGTTCCGTTTACAAAACTTAGTGTACTACTAGAACTAGCAGTCAACTTTTTAATAAACACCATAGATCCAGTATTCAAAGACCCAAAGGTTGTAACCGATCTAACTGCTCTATCATTAAGTGTAACTATGCTCATTATGAAT